GAAATACTTCACCCTACGCTTACCTTCACGAATAGTGATATAAGATTCTTCAGTAAAATCAAGATCGGGATCCTGATGAAGACTAATACCATTTAGAAACTGGTTCAGATCATAAATGGCAAAATCGCGGGGGAATTCTTCGGTGATCTCTGCCTCTGCCAGAATGTTTTTGGCAACAGAAATAGTACGAAGACGATTACCCTTTTTCACAAGAATTGAATTATTAATACCAGCAAAGTTCTTGAGAAGAGCACAGGTATTGTCAGAGAGTTTCATAGTTTTGTCTTGGATTTTCATAATCAATATTGGTATTGGTCAGATTTGTTTTCGTGAAGACCAGCAAAATTATAAAGAAGAATGCAGTAATGAATTGCCTTCAAAATATCCATCTTAGATTTACCATTCTTCTTACCAAAGCGAGAAAGGTACTTGATTGCATTTGAACGGGTAAATGCTTCGGCATCACCAATACTTTCAATCAAATCAAGAGTTTGAGTTTTGGATTGCTCAGAAGTATAATGAGAATAATAAGTGCTGGCAAGATACTCTTCAATTTCTTTCAGAGTCTTATCTTCGTTGTATTTCCAAAAATGATCTTTGCTATCTGCCATAGTAAAAATAAAATAAGGGGGAAGTCATAATTAACCTCCCCCAATTATATCAGAATTGAGGTTGCTCGTCAACCTTGAGTTCACTTTGAACAGGCATCACGAAGTCAGCATCAACCTTATCGTACAGTTCCAAGAAGGCAGTCTTGGTCTCATCGTCAAAACGATTGATGCAAACCTTAATTGCCTTTGCTTTATCAGTGAAGATGCTATAGGCACGGATGATATGAACCAGGCGGCGAGTGCTGATGATTTCCTCAATACCACCATCATAGAAGGTCTTACGGATCACGTCCGCCCAATCAACTAACCGCTTACAGAAATCACGATCCTCAAGACCAAGATCCAGAGAAATACCCTCAAGGATCTTCTGTTCGGTGGCAACGGCAGGATAATCCTGTTCCAGAGTTACAGGGAAACGCTCTAGGAACGCTTCGTTGAGAACGTTAGTGCCGATAAATCGCCCATCATCAGAACCCTTACCCTTAGTGTTTGCGGTGGCAAATACGTTAAATCCTGCAGCAGGTTTCACGAAACGTCCGATCTTCTTCAGGAAGATACCTTTTCCTTCAAGAACAGATTGAAGGCACAGAATCTTGTTAGAAGCAAGGTCAATCTCATCCAGAAGCAGAATTGCTCCTCGCTGCAGTGCCTCAATCACGGGTCCATTGTGCCAAACAGTTTCACCATTGACCAGGCGGAAACCACCAATCAGGTCATCCTCGTCAGTTTCAATTGTAACGTTAACACGAATCAGTTCACGCTTCAGTTGAGCACACGCTTGCTCCACACTGAACGTTTTACCATTACCCGAAAGACCCGTAATGAACGTAGGATAGAAAAGACGGGACTGAATAATTTTTTTAATATCGTTAAAGTTACCAAACTTGACGAAGGTATCATCTTTATCAGGAATCAGGTTTTGTTCGACAGCAGGAAGAGCAGCAGGAGATTGGAAAGTGCGTTCAATCTCTTCAACACGCTCTTGAGTCACTTCAAGGTTCCAGCGACCACGATCTGTCTTGAAGGATTCAAGGCGACGAGTAACAGTCTGATAATTGAGACTGCGAGAGGCACAGAATCCCCGAATGTCACCAGCGGAAATTTCAGTACCAAAGGAAGATCGGAGATCAGAAATCAGTTGTTCGTCAGTCACGGAAATTTTGCGAGGCATAATGTAGTTAGTTTGTTTTGTTTAACTGAAGTAATTATACAAGAAAAAAGGGGCGGTTGAGTGCCCCCTGTGACAGTTTCAAGATTGGACCTGCTGGTTTCGCAGTTTATTCAAATAGTCTTCACTTGCAATATGTCCAGTATATCCGGGATAATACTTTTCAACAAGTGTAGGAATGCCCATAGCAGTAATGCTACTGGTGCATTTAATCCAGATTTCTTTAGTGTCGTATTTAATTACGTGTTCAAATGGAAATTTAGTTTTCATAAGTAAATGTTTTGTTTTTGACTTTTGTATCAAACTCACCAGTTCTTCCTGGTTTCATTTTACCAACTCGAACATTTTTACCTTTACCAGGCCAAGATGTTTTGGATGTTCCTTTAAGTGTAGCAGAACTACCAGGTTTTCTTTGAATCAATACAGAATCTTGGTCGTCTTTAGAGGACCCTGCAGGAGTATTACGCTTCTGTTTGAGTCCTCCTTCAGTTCCAAGTTTCTCTATAGTCTTTTTAAACCTTCTCTTACCCATTTTGCCAGAAGAAATTACGTGAGATTTTTCACTCACCTTTTCCTCTTCTGGGGTTCCTGGATTTTCTGTATAACGTCCAGAAACTTTAGTGGGTCCTGGAAGACCAGCACCTCTAATTCTTCTTTCAGTTCTTGCAGACCTTGCATTATTTTCTGATTTGGATTTATCTCCCCTTTGACCTGAGAGAATTGCCATCCCACCCTTTTCAGACTTACTCATTACACGAGTAAGAGAAGTCTCTTGAATGGAATAGCATTCTACCATAAATTCCTGAAAAGTCTTCATTATTGTTAAAAACTCTTTCAGGTATTTATTCAGGCAACCAGTTCAATAAACTCACCCAGAACTTTTTTGTTCATTTTCTTGGTTTTCAGACTCTTCACAAAGGCATTTTTGATTTGTGATTTGGAAGCATCCTCAGATACAGAGAACTCAGTATCTTGAGAAAGGGCACTTCCAGAAAGACCAAAGTAGATGTGATACCCAGTATTTTTGAGAGAAAATGCCTTTTCTTTCTTCCAACCACTCATCGCCTTGTCGTATTGATCACCATAATACCCACAGTAGCGGCGGATAAAGGAACCAGAATCACGACTCTCAAGAACACGAATGCCGATGAAGTTAATATCGGTAAACTTATCCCGAAGATTGCGAAGAAGAATATCGGTAACATCCCACCAGTTACTACCAAGATTATAGGTATTTCCAGTTTTACGATCACGAAGAATCGTGGCGGAATCTACACTATTCAATCCAAGATAGGGTTCTTTTTCCCAGGCACGATTGAATTCCTTATGATAACGAACCTGCTGCCCTTCACCATCAGTAAGAACAACACACTGAACCTTCTGAAGTTTATTCTCCTTTTGGAATTTAGGAAGAATTTCGTGAAGGGAAATCATCGCCTCATTCAGAGGAGTTCCAGAAAGATTGAGACCAGGTGGAATGGGATAGGAATACCCCCCAAGAGTCTTAGCAACACGAAAGATGTTCTTCATTTGCTCCTCAAGAGTTTTACCATTTACTTTACTGGTAAAGAGATTCATCATAGAGAACCACTCACAAACTTGAAGAAGACCCTCACGCTTCTGATAGGCAGTTTGGCGAGTATTACTAACCTTACCGTCTTCATAAGAAACAACAGGATAATCCATAGTGAAGGCATAAACCTCAAAAGGAATGGCAACTTTCTTACAGAACCACATCAGATTATAAAGTTGCTTAATAGTATCAAGAAGAACGTCTTGCATAGATCCAGACCAATCCAGAATAAACACAAGACCGTGATTCTTACCGTTGGCAAGAGTAGTCACTTTCTTGAACAGATCCTCATTATACTTGTAGGTATGAAGTTTAGAACAGTCCAGAATACCAGTTCGGGCAGTTGTGGCACGGGCATAAGAATCTGCTGCCTTACGACATTCAAACTCTTTTACCAGATAGTTGACTTCCTTTTGAGCATTACGCTTGAACTCAATAAACTGCTTATCAAAATGATCAAAAGACACATAAGAAGAATTCTCTTCCCAAGTCTTCTTACATTTATCGTGAATTTCCTTGTTAGAAACGATAATCTGCTTCAGATCAAGTTTAGGAATCTCCACATAGGTGTTCTCCTGAACATTATGAGAAACAAGATTCTTAAGAGATTCCTCAAGAGAATTCATCGTTTTGACTTCAGGATCATTCGTTTCCCCACCTTCGGAAGAAGTCTTATCGGGTTTTTCAGAAGAAGTTTTGTTATCACTCTGCCCATCCTGATCTGAATCGGGACGATTATTACCATCAGTTTCTTCAGCATCATTCTCACCCTCTTCCTGATTCTCAAAATCAGAAGCACCAGAATTAGAAGAAGATCCACTGGTTTGATTTTCAGGAGAATTCATATCATCAACAGATTCTTCCTGTTTGTCTTGCTTACAGAAATTATACAGAACTTCTGCGGCATCAAGAACCTGTTCAAAGGTTTCGGTGGCACCAATCATATTGATGATTTCTTGCTCATCGGCATTAAAATCAATCTTCAGGAAGTTACCAACCTTGAAGTGAAGATTTGCCTTGTCGGCAAGATTATAGTTGGTGACATTATCATCACCAATCAAGAAGAAATCTTGATCCTGAAGTTCCTTATAACCACTGTAGAAGGTCTTGGCAAGACCAGGATAACGACGCTTCATCAGTTTCTCAACACGCACATCCTCCACCACATTCACAAACTGCGGAGGAATCTTGACTTGCGTAGTCCAATCAAAATTTGGGGTTTCTCTTGAATGCCCAACTTCGTGTGCTACAAGAAGATCCACAACAGTACTGCTCGCTTTCCACATAGGAAGTGTAAGCACACGAGTATGAACATTAAAACAAGCAGTATCAACTTTCTTATGCTCCACTACAATATCTTCTTCCGCCAGAAGTTTGGCGAGCATCCCTTTGATTTCGTAATTAACGGTCATTTGAGTTTGTGTGATATGTGAGTATCATAGTCCAACCTTACGACTTACGCATCACCACTAGGACAGTTTTTAAACTGGACCCTACCTCTTACCCACTCATCGCCAGGACACTCAAAACATAATTTTTGTGAAACTCCATCATTCCACCATTTTTTGCCCATCGCTGATGGTGGAATAAGTCCCAGTCTTTTAGATGCTTGACTTATTTTTCTCTTATGTTCATCTGTAAGTTTTTTACCCTTCCTTAAAATACTTTGTTTCTGTCTAGTTTCTTCACTTACATATTTTCCTGTGTTTATTTTCCTAAGATTTTCTATTTCATCTTCACTTAACTTTCTTGAATATAATCTCCCAAGAACCCAACCATCACCAGGACATTCAATAGTGTGCTTATCTACCTCACCATTATTCCACCATCTTCTTTGCGACACTTGTTTAGAAATTAATTCTTTTTGTTCTTCTGTTAGTTTTTTATTTTTATTTTTTTGTCTTATTTTATCTTTGGTTTCTTCACTTAAAACTCTACCAGAACTTCCCTCACCACCATAAGACATATTGATTAATATACCACCTTCACTTTTTATCCCAAGAATAGAAATAATATAATTTTCGTGTTTATAGGCATCAAACTCTGTTAAGTTCTTCTTTAAGAAGAGAACTCTATCTTTTGGTGGGGGAGAAATATAAATATCACCTCTTCTATGGGGACAATATGCCCTATTACGAATACCTTTACCCACATAATAAGGGGTCATATCCTCTCTCAACCAGGCATAGGTATAATAAGTATTTCTCATTAGGGCACACTCTTTTTACTCCACACTATTATTTATACAAGTTTATACAAAAAAAGAGGGTGGTGAGACCCTCTAGTGTGCCAGTTTGGAAAGTGGTCTTAAGATTCCTTTGCCTGTGATCCTGGTCCAGGTCTGTTGTAATCATCTTCAGTATATGGTCTAAAGTCATCACGTCCTCCGCGACTAGTATCGCTAGCCCCATAGCGTTGCTTTCTTCTTTTAGCAGCTCTTGCTCTCATCGCTTCAATAGAATCTGCCTCTATAATACTTCCTCTCCACTCTTCACTCATATTAACCATAATGCATTCTGCTGCTTGTTGAGTATCAGCATAACCTTCATCAAGAAGATGTGAGAGAATGATGTCGTAAAGATCATACTCATAACTATCACGAATACCTTGTCCGTCTGCTCTTCTTAAACGATTTGGAAAACTTTTTTCTTTTGGTTTAAGTGCTTCTGCTCTCCTACGTGCTTTGTTTCCTTTACCTCTATCTTGGTCCCCAGTAAATAATCTGTTTCCTTCTGGGTCTCTATCACTAATAGTAGTCCCACCTCTTGGAATGTTATGAGGAGCACCTTTTACGCCAATTTGTCTTGGAGTTTGAGTTCTTCTTTGCTCACCACCTCTACTATAAATGGGTCTTGCTTCATCAAGTTGCTCTACTTCTTCTTGAGCATAAATCGAAGCATAAGCCTCATAAAGACCGATAATTTCTTGATCTCTCATTTTTCTAAAAAGACTTTTCAATTATTTATAAAAAAAGAAGCTTCCCCGTGCTGGAGACGCTTCTTGAGTGCTTGGCGACGTGCCTTTGCTTGTCGCAGTGCTTGAGGTTTAAGTTTTCGTTTCTGGGGTTTGCCAGAGTTGTGTTGCCAGTTTGGGAGTTTCATTTTTCTTGTGTTTGTGAGGACACATTACTATCTATACTCCCAGAAGTCAAGTAGTCCAGTTAAGAAAGTGTCCTAAAGTTCAGTTTTATATGAGAACCCACTTTTCTTTTCAAATTTAATAGTGGAATCAAACTTATCTTGAAGATCTGTTTTATGAGAAATTACAAACACATTAGTATCTTTAATTACATAACGAATAATTTTAAGAAACTCATCAGCACCAAATCCATCAAGAGAGGAATCAAAAACCTCATCAAACAAAAGAATATTACAATTAACGGAGTTTTTGACTCTCGCAACTTCTCTCCAAGCAAAAATTAAAGCAAGGTCTATACGAGCCTTTTCACCTTCACTAAAAGAACTATAAGAAAAATCTTCATGAATGGGAGACTTAATGGTTTCATTAAATTCAGAATCCAATTCAAAATTAATATAAAAATCCATCATCTGCAAATAACGATTCACCTGCTGATTAATGAATGGAAGATACTTCTTGATGATCTTCGTCTTTACGCCATCATCCTTGAGTAGGGAATAGGCAAAATCGTAATGTACGATTTCTTCTTTTCTTGCTGAAAGGTCATCAAAAGTTTTTTGGAGATTTTCTCTGAATTCCTCTAACTTCTCATTTTCAGTATTTCTGTTTTTAAGTTGTTCGGTAATAGTTTGAATTTCAGATTCAAGGTCTCGGATTTGTCTCTGATTGAGTGATATCCGAGTATTGTTTTGAGAAATCTCATGATTGAGTTTCGTAATCTCCTTTGATAGAACTACAAATTGACGCTCTCGTTCTTCTTCAAATTTCATAGTCTCCTCAAGTTCCTGGAAACCTTTCTGGAGTTCTTTCGCTTTAGTTTGAGCATCTGCAATTCTATCTAGGCGAAATCTTTCATCAATATCCTGAGTGCAAGTAGGGCATACCGTATTTTCAGAGAAAAACTTATGGTCTTTGGTAATCACAGATACTTTTTGAGAAATCTTACCCTTAAGATTGTTAAGTTTAACCAACTTTTCTGCGGCACCAGTAACTTCCTCTTGCTCCTTTACATACTTAAAGATTTCTTCTTCGGTTTTGGTATTCTCATTCATATAAATGCCAACTTCATCATCTAACTTGGTAATCTTTTCTTTATTGGCATTTATATTGGCATTACCACGATTTTCAAGTTCTTCAATAAAACTCTTCTGCATCTCAACCTTATCTTTAAGGTTTTCTTTTTTTAATTGAAGGGATTTGATTTCATCTTTTTGGAGGCGAATCTTCTCCTTAATCAGAGCATTCATCGCAGAAAAAATACGAATATCCAGCAGGTCTTCAATTACCTCACGGCGATTGGCAGTTGTGAGTTGCATAAAAGGAACAAAGGTACTTGAACCCAGAATCACAATCTGAGTAAAAGACTTGTAATTTACTTTCAGGATATTTTCTTCAAGGATTTTTTGATTTAACCTATCATCAGATTCCTTATGAAGTTGCTTTCCATTTACTTCAATATCAAAAACATTTGGTTTAATTCCACGACGAACCAAATAATTCCGACTATTTACAGAAAACTCAATCTCAACAAGACAATCTTTCTCATTAGTCGTATTGACTAATTGGGGTTTATTAATCCGCCTAAATGGCTTGTTGAAAAGAACAAAGGTTAATGCATCAAGAATAGTGGATTTACCTGCACCATTCGTTCCGATAATTAAATTTGTATTATTTTTTTGGAAATCAACTTCAGTCCAGTTATTGCCGGTACTTAAAAAGTTCTTCCATTTAATTTTTTTAAAGGTTATCATTTTTAGGAGGAATCACAATATCATCAGAAGTAATTAAGGCATACTTGTAGTTGTTATGCTTACAAGTTTTTATGGCAAGTTCGTCATCAACTTCCACGATTTCCATTTCTTTTTCGTAGTCTTCATCATACTCAAGCATCATAGCATAACGAGCAGCATCATCCTCTTCTTCAAATAAGAATAAAACCTTTTCTCCATATTGGTCTTGAACGGCATATGCCCCATCATCTTTACGACCCTTAAGAGTAAGAAGAAACATTATTCTACTTCGCAAGCTTGTTTATAGAGGTCTTGGAATATACCTTTGATAGTACCCTTATCAAAGTCACATTCAGATTCATCAATATAACGATTCAGAATTGAAATAGTATTCTCTTCTTCGTCAATTATAAAGTTTTCATTCTCTTGAATTTCAAAGTTTTCAACAATCTTCAAATCCTGAATACCGACTTTATAGAGTTTATCAATAAACTTCTCAAAATCTTTTTGTTTGGATTTTTTACGAACAATCACCTTAACAATCTTATTAGAATACTCAGAGGCATCAAAAGTCTGATGTGGAGTATCCTCATAATAAATGTTATAGAATAATTTATAAGGATTGTTAATTGGAGTGTGCTCTAGAGTTTCAGTATCAAAGATATGAAATCCACGAGTATCGTTTACGTCCGTCCAATACATTTCATAAGGATTACCGAGATAGAACACAGTTCCATTATCAGAACGAGTGTGGTAATGACCAGAAAATACCTTTGTGAAGTTTGAAAAAAGATCCGCTTCCAGTCCATGCTCTTCCATTACAAGATGTTTATTAACACGAAATCCTTTGAGTTCTAAATGACCCATGGCAACTTTTGCCTTGGATTTCTTAACTACCTTTAAGGTTTCATCATAGTTCTCACTACAAATCCATGGAATAAAGGTCATATCTATTCCACCAACTTTAGTATTTGTTGGAGAACTATAAGTTTTAATATTTGGATAGGTTTGAAGAAGCAAACTTGGAGAATTAACGCTATTGGTATTCTTGTAGTAACAATCATGATTACCAATAATCATATGAACATCATATCCCCGAAGAGGTTCAAATACAACTCTCTTTGCCCATTCAAGACTTTGATAATCAATTGACTTACGACTATCAAAGGCATCACCCATATGAATGACTGCTTCTACCCCGTGTTCTTCAAGGGCAGGGAAAAATACATTCTTATAGAAGAGTTCAAAGTAATCGTGAAGATGCTTTGAACCTTTTTTTGCCCCGTAGTGACTATCAGTAATTAAAGCAATTTTCATAATAATTTGTTTCCTTTACGGATATTTTCAGTAGCAGTCAAAATTTGCAAATTATCTGGGTGGTGCTTACCACCTTTTGAGATTGGATGAATGTGGTCAACGTGATGAGAAATTCCAGTTTCTTCCGTAATTCTAGCACATTCTTGGTAGATAAGCAAGATTCTTTGATGTTCTTCTGGTGTTAGGACTGGTGCTTCACCAAACTTCTTTGCTCTATACCTATATGTCTTATTATTAGATTTTTCTTTTGTCCTATAAGGTTTCATCAACTCTTCATTATTCAATTTTTCCAATCCTTTCTTTTTAAGGCAGGGGGCACAACTAGAGATAGATACATATTTTTCATAACTACCACAATGTTTGCAAGCAACAGAGCCCTCATAAGTTTTCTTACCTTCTTCTATTGCCCGTAATCTATTTTCCCTACCTTTACTATATTGATTAGACATAGTGCTCCGTAATGCTATAACTATTTATAATTATTAAACATTACGGAGCACCTACCGATTTCCGTTTCTGTACTGAATAGCATCTTTCATACTGTTGTATTCACTATTGTTACCAGAAAGCAATCCGTCATCAATTGTCATCACTTCATCAAACCCAGTACGTTCAATAATTTTATTTTTGATCTCAAGTTGCTTCTTTTCTTTTTGAATTCTTCTCAAAAAGGCATAATGAATAATCTGAGTAAAATAAGCAAAAGGATTCTGAGACCTTTCTGGATTGAAGTTATGAATATACTGAACGCAATTTTCTATTCCATCAGAAATCATATCATCACGGAACATATAATTCACAAAGTTTGGTTTATATGATAGATGAGTGGCAATCTTTAGAAAGCATTCTCCAAGATAGTCTGGAATTCTCGGTTTTCCTTCCCAGGCACCAGACTTGGGAGGATGCTTATCATACTTCTCAAAGTACTTCTGTTCTGCCTTGTCTA